ACCCGGTGCGCGGTGCTCGTCATGGAGACCGCGCAGCGGTGGCGGATCGACCTGATCGACCTCGCCGACGGTGTCCGTCGCACCGTGCTGGCCGCCCGCCAGGGTGACCTCAACAGCGCGCCCCGCTGGATCGACAACGACCGGCTCCTCGTGTGCCGCTGCTTGCCCGACGACGCGTGGACGTGGCGGCCGTGGATCGTCCCGGCTGACGGTCGGACCCCGACCGCCTGTTGGTCGCAGCGGGCCGCCCAGCGGATCGGCTCCGTCGAGTACGCGTTCCCGGTGGTGGCGTCGTGATGCCGGGAGCACCGTGGGACTACGCCGTCGGTTCCGACCGCTGGCCCGGCATCTCGAAGCTGGTGGCGCAAGACGACGAGATCGAAACGTGGCTCACCGACGCAGTCTCAGTCATCCACCAGCACTGCGGCAGCGACGGCAGCGACGATGCGCACAACGACTGGGTCAACGACTTGGCAAACGAACTGTGTCGCATCGTCGGACCCGCCCGGGCCGCTCTTGACGCCAGGGGGAAGGGGTGAGCCGCACTACCGCCGCCAACCTGGCATGGAGCTTCGCTCACCACTCGCGCCGGATGGGCGGGCTCGACCTGAGCTGGCGCGAGAGAAGTGCGTGTGCCGACACCGATCCCAACATCTTCTTCACTCCTGAGCTGGAGGAGCTGGCGCTCTCGTTCTGCGAACAGTGCCCAGTCACCAACGAGTGTCTCGATCACGCCATGAGGATCCACAATCGCCACGAAGGCGTCAGTGGAGTTTGGGGTGGGCGCTCCGAAGTGGAGGTCAGGCGCTTACTCAGGAACGCGCGGCGATGATCGTGGCTCGCTCCTACAGCTCCAAACACGGCGAGGGCAGCTACTCACACCGCATCACGGAGTCGTTCGCGTACTCCTACAGAACGAGATGCGGGATCGCACTCACTCGCGTGATCTTCACCAGTGAGGTCGACTGCCCCCGTTGCCTCAGCCCAAAGCCAGATCCACGAAAGGAAGGTGCTACCCAGTGACTGTCTCCAAGAACCTCATCAAGCGTTCCCAGGCGCTGACCTACGCCAATCAACATGGCTGGGACTTAGAGGTCACCGGCAACAACCACATCCGGGCACGGTGCCCGGATGGTTGCTGCGTGGTGATCGTGGCCAACTCTGAATCCGACTGGCGTTCCGGGCGTAACGCCATCTCACTCATGCGCCGTTGCGCAGGAAGGAAGGTCTCGTGACCAACGTGTGCCCAACATGCCATCGACCGTTCCATTCAACCCGAGGCTCCGACCCGTCTACATCCCGTGATGCTGGAGACGCCGTTCGTGGCCGTGAAGGCGAACTTCCGGCCATCCGCCGTGGCTCCCACCGCCACCTCTTGCTCTGCGCCTACGCCGCGAGCACCGACGTTGTGCCGATGACTGATGCCGAGGCAGCGTCTGTCGCTGGCCTCCCGCAGCGATCCTGTTGGTGGAAGCGTTGCTCCGAGCTTCGCCAGGCCGGGTACATCTCGCCTGACGGCCTCCGTCGCGACTCGACCACTGGATCAGTGGTGCGGATGTGCTCGATCACCGAAGCCGGTATGGCTGAGCTTGACCGTTTGGCGGGTGTGTCGTGAGCGGCACCGAACGCATCACCGTCAGCGAGGAGCACAGGTTGTCCAACCCGAGCGCCAACACCATCGTTGAGATGGTTCGCCGGTTCCTCGCCAACCCAGCAGTCGACCCGAGGACCTTCTACTGCCACATGATGCCGTGCGAGGTTCTGGACAACAAGTTGCGCATGAGGGTGCGGACATTCGTCACCATGAAGGCCACCACCTACGAGCGCCCCATCACCGTGGAGGGTGAAGCCGCTGTCGCGGAGGCTGAGCTGTGACCCGCGAGATCGCACCAAGCGGCAGGGACGCGGCTGGCCGAGATGGCGGCGCTGCCTCCGGGCAGCCGGTCGTCCGGGGCACCCAGACCTATCACCGCCCGCTCAGTGGGCGCGGTTTCCCGGCCTGCGGTTCCTTCCCGTATGAGGTGTGGGTGGACTCCTACGATCCATCTTGGCCCTTGAACCCGTGTCGCCGTTGCTGGCCGACGAGGAGGTAGCTGTGCAGTCGTTCACCTTCATTGCCCCAGCCCAGCTCCTCAACCTCAACGACCGCGACCACTGGGCGGTGCGAGCCAAGAGCGTCGCTGTGTGGCGTCAGTCGGCATGGGCGGCCGGTCACGCCAACCGCCAGCGATCCGGGCCGTCGAACTTCCCCATCACGGACCAGCTCGTCACTGTCGAGCTGCCAGTCAAGGACCGGAGGCGCCGCGACCCGCACAACTTCATTCCGACATGCAAGGCCATCGTAGATGGGTTGGTCGACGCCGGGATCTTCGCTGACGACTCCCACGAGCATCTCTCCGTGGCAGAGCCGGTCCTTTCGATCCTGCGCCGCACGGACGCACCCGTGGTGCGAGTCTCGATCGGTCCGAGATGAAGCGCCGCAACGGATTCCTCGACGACCCGAGCCGCCAGTGCGTTGGCAAGAGGGCCTACGCATCGAAGGGTGAGGCGAAGCTGGCGATCCGCCGAATCCAGACCGTGGCGGGCCAGACCCGACAGGTCAACGTCACATACCGCTGCCCGCACTGTGGGTTCTTCCACTACGGCAAGAAGCCGGGCACCAAGGAAAGGTAGACTGTCCATATGAGAGTACGACCAATAGCTGAGGCAACCATGGGTCGCCCGCAGACCATGGGCAAGATCAAGGTCGGCAAGAAGGGGCCGAGAGGCAACCCGATGTCGATCAAGACCTTCCGCTTCGTGAGCCGCGACCATGAGGCCATCGACCGACTTGCCGGAACCTACGGCGGGCGGCCGGTCAAGGTCGACGATCAGTGGGACCTGGAATCCGAGGCCAACGAGATCGGCGTCATCCTTCCCCCGGACCCGCTTGGCGGCACGCCGATCTACGAGCTGTGGAGCAGGGCTGGCTGCCTGCGCCGCTGCGATGGCCTCTCCGCAACCGTGCCGCATCGCTCGGGTGACGACGTTGACCTCATCGACGTTCCCTGCATCTGCGCAGCCAACGATGCCATGGAGTGCAAGCCGACCGTGCGGCTCTCGGTGATCTTGCCCGAGGTCGCCTTGGCGGGCGTGTGGGCACTCAAGACCAACTCGTGGGCCGCGGCCCGGGAGATGCAGCAGATGGTCTCGATGGTCGAACTGGCCCAGAGCCAAGGCCTGGTGGCCGCGGCGCTGGCGATCGAGCCCCGCGAGCAGGTGACGGGAGGACAGACCAAGAAGTTCGTGGTGCCCGTCCTCAAGCTCAAGGCAACCCTGGCCGAGCTGGCCCAGGGTGGCACGGCGGCGCTGGGGATGGCCCCAGCGGTGGCGGCGATCGAGGCTCCGAGGACGGAGCTGAGTGAGTCGGAGCGCCATCAGCTCAACGTGGCGTGGCGAGAGGCCGATGAAGTAGCGCGCGCCGAAGCGGCCACCTACCTGGAGTCGCACGGCATGACACCGCATACCGTCTCGCCAGGGCTGTTGAGCGACCTCCTGGACATCCTGTTCGTCCATGAGCCCGACGAGCCGTGAGGCTCTCGGTCGGCGGGACCTGGTTGGCCCTGCTGGATCGCGAGGGGCTCGGTCAGGACCCCACTCACCCGGTCGAGTGGCAACGGGTCCACGCCTCAACGCTCCATGCTGAACGGATGGCTGGCGACTGGGTGCATGGGCCGGTGTTCTACATCGACTGCTGGCTCAACGACCTGGAGGTCACCGCTCGCGCCCTGAACGGGCGGGAGCTGAGCGACGCCATGGACCGCAAGGTGGCCCTGCGGGGACACCAGCGCATCATGCGCAAGGGCAAGGCCATCAAGCGCACGGTGCCCTACCAGGGCAAGATCACCCGATGGCGGGGTGGGGCGATGTTGGCCCACTACGCCTACCGGGGTCGCAGGCTCACCGCCATCCGCGATGCCGCCCCCTTCTACCCACTGGCCTGCCTCTGCCCCAAGAAGGTGGTCGAGGAGGGCTGGCTCTACCCGTTCCGGCTGGGCAACGGCTACGAGGAGTACGTCCTGTATCGCTTCATTCCGCTGTCACAAGGTCAGCCGGAGGAGGCATGGAACCTCTCCACACGACCTCTGCGTCAGCCTGCGGAATGGGTCCGTTGAGCCCAACGCTGGCTCCGGGCAGTTCGATGTTGACTTCGCCAGATGTACGCCAGAGCTGGTTGAACCCGAGCGAGCAAGCGTCGACCTGATCGTCGTGGCGGCCGTTGGGGAAGCGCTCCCACTCCGAGATCAGCGTCTCCGCCCATTCGACATCGGTTGGCAGGAGGAGCCGTCCGCGACGGTGCGCCCCGGCCATGATCGCGGCGCGCTCCTGCTTCTGGCCCTTGACAGGCCAACCCTCGAAGTCGCGGTGGGGCAGCAGATTGGAGTAGTGCAGCGCGGTGACTCCCGAGTCACCCTTGGGGGTCTCCATGCGGATCTTCACCTCGGTGCCGTCCCGCTCAGCCGCTTCGAGGACGCGCTGTTCGACCACGTCGGGTGTCCACCGGCCCCGGATGATGTCGAGGACGACCGTGCGCCGATCCGAGGTGCGGCCCATGAGGGCACCGACAGTCCAGTCCCCCCTGTTGGCCGAGCTGGCCAAGTCCCAGGCTCGGATCTTCTCGATGATCTGGAGTTCACCGGGAGCGACGTAGCACCAGTTGGCCCGCTCGAAGTCGTTGCCTGACTTGGGGGTGGGGTCCTGCATGTAGAGGGCGTCCCAAGCGGTGGGATCGGGCAGGGAGTCGCGGATGCGACACAGCACTTCGGAAGGCCACCGCTCCGGCCAGAAGCTCTCGCCGTCACGACGGCCCCACTCGTCGGTCCACGTCTCCGGGTCCTCGTCGGGCGGGCAAACTGCCAGGGCACCGATCTTGATGACCCGCCACGGGTCGCCCGTGCCGTCAGCCAACGCTTTCTCCACCACCACACCCGAGAGATCGTCGTCAGTCCAGCGGGCCATGACCAAGACCATGGTCCCTCCGGGCTCGAGCCGGGTGCGCAGCGTGCCCGAGTACCACTCCACGATCGACTTCTTGACCGTCTCCGAGCGGGCCTGCTTGGAGTCTGCGATCGGGTCGTCTATGCAGTTATGGACGAGAACCTCTCCCGCAAAGAAGTTGTGCGCTCCCTCCACTGTGAGGTCATAGACCAGGTGGCCTTCGCCGCGTACGCGCCGAACCACGGAAACGGTGTCGACTTCGACCTGTGGTGCGAGAGGTGATGTGCCGGACAGAGCGTGACAAGGTTCTCCGGGCGATTGTCCGTCGTGCCACCGTCGATGTGGTGAACGACGAGCCTGCCGCTCGTGGCTCCACAGACGACGCAACCGCCGTCGCGCTCGCGGATCAAGGGCTTCATCGAGCGGAACCAGAGCGCGTAGCTCGTCCCGTCCACATACCGCGGGTTCCCATCCCCGGTCATCTTCACTGAGTGTGTCGCGTTCGCGCACGCCCGCGAACAGTGCTGCTGCTTCGGCTGCTTCGGGGTGAAAGAGCCCCCGCACGCCGGGCAGGGGCGGGCCGGGCGACGCTGCTGGCGCGCTAGCAACCGGCAGTCCTCCCCGCAGTACTGCCGGTTCCCCTTCCCCGTCGGCTGCCCACACTGGGTGCAGGGACGCCTCGGTCCCGTCTCCCAATACCGCCACCGCGTCGAGCACCCTCGGGTGCAGAACCGGGGCGGCATCCCGGTCGTACGCACCTTCTTCTCCCACTCGTAACCCCGCACCCGGAACGGAGTGCCGCAGGCCAGACAGCTCGCCTCCACCCACTCGGAGTACTTCGGCGCCTTCTTTGACCAGTCCCGCTTCGACGTAGCCGACGCCGTTGATCCAAATGCGGTGGTCGGGGGTGCAGCGGAGCGTGCGCCCTGACGCGAACTCGACTTCGACGAGGTCGTCCGACTCGGACTCCGTGGCGGCGACGACATGTCGCTCGACGACGCTGCCGGACTCGTGGTCATAGGCCCACACCGTACCGCCATGACTGGCTACCGTCTCGATGGGCTGCTGGCCTGACGGGGTGTCAACCAGGGTCCCCTCCCCGACACAGATCACGTTGAAGCCATACCCGGTCACGAGGCCGCCCACACCGACCGCTCGCACCATCCCACCGTCGGAGGTGCCCCACTCATCCTTGGCCGCCATGTCCTCGCGGACCTTCTTGCCGAACAGGACCGGCCCCCACTCTTTGAAGATGTCTCGGGCCTGCTGAGAGAACTTCTCGGCCAGCGCCGCCGTGGCGCAGACGATCAGGATGTGCTGCTTCGGGAACAGGCCCAGCGTCCAGACCGTGTTCCACACGGTCGCAATCTGGCTCTTTCCGCCCCGCACCGTGACCTGGAGGTTGAGGAAGCTCTGTTCGGGGTCGGTGACCGCCTCGACGAGGGCGCGTGAGATGTGCTTCAGGTGCCAGGCGGGCAGCCACTCACCGCGGGAGGCCGTGAACGCGACGTTGGCCGGGCTGGCGATCTTGCGCCAGTGTTCGGCAAGCTCGGGAGGGAGCCCCCCTTCACTCTCCTGCTGGGAGTCCACGCTGCTCGCTCGCAGGGGCCAACTCAGCGTCGATGAAGCCGACGGCGAGTTCGCGTGTCTCTCCGTCGAGGAGGACCTGGCGCAAGGCGATGGTGGCTTGGGTGGCCACGGCGATCGGGCCGCCGTCACGGCCGGTGTGCTCGACCCGGGAGCGGTTCGCCCACTCGTCCTCGCGCTGGTTGGTCAACCAGAACTTCTGGGCCTCCACGTTGCCTTTCATCGCCGTCTGGTAGAGCGCCTCCTCCACGTCGTCGGTGCGCTCAGCGATGATCTGCGCAGCGTCCTCAGCGAAGCGTCGATCCGCCAGCATCGCATCACGGATGCCGAGGTTGCTCATCCCGATGGCCGTCGCCGCCCGAGACTTGGAGACCCCTTCCCGGAGCAGGGCCAGGTAGCGCCGCTTGAGCCCGATGTCCACGGCTCCATGGTAGCCCCAGAACAAGAGCACCCCCCGGTGGGAGCAGGGTGCTCGCCGGGGGGTGCTACTCTCGGGCTCGACCAAGACTGAGAGGAGAGCATCGTACCACGATCTCCTGCCGGGTAGAACCCGATGACATCAACACCCCCGCCCCCCGCTCAGTGGGAGGGTACGCCACGTCATTCGATGGGCAGAACGTCTCCAACTGGAGACCAGTGCAGGGGTGATCGACACCACGGGGACCAGCTCGCCGACGGACTGCACACGCAGGTGACCGAAGGGAGCCCCAGGGATCGACACCCCACCGGGTCGTCATGGACTCGGCCGGAGCGGCCAGGTGCCTCCGATATGGCACAGCTCGTGGCGGCAGTTGCTGGATAGGCGCTGTAGGAGTAGCGGGACCGGGGTCACCTGGATAGCTACCAACGAGATGCCTCTCTCCTGCCCGGAGATACCAGGGATCTTGACTCCGACGCGCAACGAAACGAGACCCCATGGACAACGCCACCATGAGCACCGGACGCCCCCGGGCGAGCCGTGTGAAGATCACCAGAGCCGATGGCTCCGTCAGCTACCAGCCCCCCCTGGGCAAGCGGGGGAGTGTGGCCCAGCGCCTCCAGCGCGAGGTGTTCGCCCGAGACGGCCTGCGATGTCGCTACTGCGGTTACGCCCCCCGCTCAGCCAAGACCCTCCAGATCGACCATGTCGTCCCCGTGTGCCGCGGTGGTGCCGACGATCTCACGAATCTGGTGGTGGCCTGTGGGCGCTGCAACCAGGCTAAGGGCACCGACACCTGGGAGGTGGTGGAGCGGCCCCGCTGGGCCGAGTGGCGGGCTGCTGGGGTGCTCCAGCGGGGACCGAAGCACCGGAAGTCGTGATGCCCAGACACGAGTACGACCGACACCTCGCCTCCCCCAAGTGGGCCGCTTTCCGACAGGTTGCTCTGTCGATCGCCAAGAACCGTTGCCGCGCCTGCGGCGCGACAGAGGATCTCCAGGTTCACCATCGAACCTACGACCACTTCGGCCACGAGGAGCTGGAGGACGTGGTGGTCCTTTGCCAGCGGTGCCATGACGCCGTCCACAGACTTGAGCGGTCAGGCCGCCTCAGCTTGTGGGACGCCACCAACGTGGTCCTGCACGCAGGGCGAGGGAGCGCTCAGCCGCGCCCGGAGTTCGTCAAGCAGCGAGGCGGGTCCAACATCGACGACTTCTTCGCCGCCGAGCGGGAGAACCGGAGGAAGCGGGCCTAGACCCACTCGCACAGACGGTCAGACCCGCTGGCGCTTCACCTCACCCAGGTAGTGGGCGCCGTCGAGGGCGTCGAGTAGGCGCTCCACCTGCTCGTCGGTCAGGTCCTTCCATGACTCGATCTCAGCAGCAAGGAGCATCGAGGCGAACTCGAGCCGCTCATCGCGGTCGAGTTTGTGCTCGTGTGCCAGTACCCACAGCCGCCGCTTGGCGGCTTCCGGGTCAGCCGCTCGCACGGGTCGCGCGGTCGACCATGTGATGCAACGGGGCCGAGACCGCATTGAGGGCGAACGGCCACAGTGCCGGATAGGGGAGCGAGCTGAACTGGGCGACCACCGCCACTAGTACCGCCTCCACCCAGAAGCCCACCTTGGCCCGCAAGGGGGCGCTGAGGTCATCCTCGATCAACAGCCACCCCAGTCGCCACCCGACCAGGGTGAGGGCGACGAACTTCATGGCCAGCAGCACCAGTTCGGTCATCGGCATCTGCATCCTCGCTTCCGTTCGATGAGCAGTTCGCTGCCCAAGTAGTCGAAGGACGTGGTTCCGTCAGCGCGGCGGTAGGTGAACTTCAGGCCGGTGTACCGATCCAACTCACCCCACTGGACGCCCTCGAAGCCGGATACGACCACCGAGTGGTCGCGGTCGTCCATCTCGACGGTGACGTTTCGGTGGAGGAGTTCTCCACCCAACGTCACCGAGGCCCCCACCAGGGTGACGCTCACGAGTCCAGGGAGACGGACCCACCCTGCCACAAGCCCCACGACGGCTCGGGCTCCACGGGATCGGCCTCTGGCTCATCGACCTCGACCTCGACCGGCTCTGGCTCGATGACCACGGCGTGACCACCGCGGACGTAGGGGTCGGCGAACTCGGGTGAGACCTCGACCTGCTCCTGGCGGGCGAACCCGTCGACTGGGTGGATGAACTGGATGCGCATTTCTTCGACGACCTCCGTGAAGATGGCGAGAACCTCGACCTCCGTGAGGTCGTCTGGGTAGATAGCGTAGCGGTTGTCCACCAGCGAAAGTCGGGTGCGCTCAGTGGCCGTCAGCCCGCCGCGCACTCCGAAGCGGTAGACCCCGTTCCACTGGGCCTCCTCCCGCATCGCGGCGTCCAGGCACTCGATTGCCACCGGGCAACGGGAGCAGACGTACCGACACGCTCGCTCGTCGTAGCCGGGAGAGCCGTAGAAGAACGGGATGGGAACAGCGAGCCGTTCCGGGGAGCACGACGCCCGCTGGTGCCACAGTGGGTCCATCACACGATCTCGAATACGGTCACGGTCGCCGTCACGTTGGTCAACCCACCCCAAGCAGTCATCACCGCGTGGACCTTGGTGCCGGGTCCGACATCAGTACCGGAGACCGTGTAAGTGCTCCCAGAGAGCGCTCCAGGAGCAATGGTGCAGGACTCGGCTGGAGCCCCATTGATGTAGAGCTGGAAGGTCGCCGTACTCGTGGCTGGTGTGGTGTGGGAGTCGAGCTTGATGAGGCCGATTCGGCCACGCTTCTCGAACTCCTGCTGACCAGATGTGGCTCCGTCCTCGAGGGTGTCGGTGACACCGATCGTGAAGGTGACGTTGTCGGGGTCGATGAACGTCACCTCCATCTCGCCTTCGCGGCCGGGGCTCGCCTGGTCGAAGTTGACCCCCTTGGCCGAACGCGTCAACCACGCCTCGTAACGGCGCTCCAGGATCTCCCTGGCAACCCCAACTTCAAGGGTCGCGGTGTAGATGCCGCTGGCATTGTCCATCTGCCCGGCGATGGAGGAAACGGGAAGCTCGTGGGACGAGCCGCGGTGCACGACGGTCACCCGATCGCCGATGCCGAAATCGACTCCGGGGATCTCGCCATCGCCCGGCAGGAAGTCGATATCGAACGACGTTGGCTGCTGTCGCATCACGTCAAGCAATCGCGTCGCCCGCTCGGTCACCTCCGCTTCGGAGAGGTCGTCACCGTAGGAGACGAAGTGCTCCACACGTCGGCCCCCGGGCGGGACGTTCTGCACCTTGCCCCACCCGAAGCGGGATCGGTACAAGATGCAGTTGGCATAGGAGTCCGACTCCGCACCAGAGGTCGTCACGGTCTTGGCGATCCGCTTGGCGTTGACCCCCTTGGTGATCGTGAGCCCGGAATCGGTCCCCATTCCGACCCCGGTCCCCCCACCCATCACCCCGACCCCGGACGCGGCGTACACCTTGAGCCGCGGCGAGTAGAGCTGGGGTGGCACGTCGTAGTCGATGTACACGTCGCGCAGGGAGTTCAGCAGCTCCAGGAACGACGAACCTTCGGCGATCGGCATGTCGGCGATGAGCGGCACGGGGTTGCCAGCGGAGTCGAGGGAGTCGGTGATGTCCCAGTTCATGTAGCCGGTGGCGCTCCCCTCCCCCAGAGCGAGGTCGCTGGAACGCACCTCCTCCCACAGCCGCAGGAGCCCCATCGTCACCGGCATCCCCAGCTCGGCAGGGGGATAGCCGCACGCTGACCAGGACGAGTTGGTGGCGGTGATGACGTTCGCCGTCCCCTTCTCCCGCACCACACAGAGGAACCCGCCGATGTCACCGAAGATCCCTGGTCCCTCGTTGCGGCAGCGAACGTGGAGGTGGTGGTTTGGGCCGAGGTAGGTGCCGGGCACCGACACCACCACGCGCTTGGTCTTGAGGAAGGCGTCGTCAGCCTCGTTGTTCGCCGTGGCGGCGATCGGGACCCCGTTCCACCAGACCTCGTAGGCGTCGTCGCCAGCGAAGTAGAACACCAACCCGACCACGCTGGGGTCGACGTTGAACTCGTGGTGGAACCAGACATCACCCTGCGGATGGAGGCCGTCGCCACCGATTGCCTCAGACCAGATCCACCAGGCGTTGGCTGGGAACCCGATCGGATGGCCAGACCGGCCAGTCGGCGGTCCGGTCTGACTAGATGCCTGGAACAACTGGACGGCCGCCGACCACGTCCCACCACTGAGCCCGGACCCGATCGCATCGTCGAAGATCGGATCGCGCCACCCGATGCGCCGCTGAGTGTCGACGGGTCGCTTGGCCAAGTTGTAGCGACTGTCTGACCCGAACGGCGCCCAGGGGCGGACCTTGATGGTGTGCACGTCGGCAAGGTCGCCTTCGCACTCGTAGGCCACCGCCCACGTCGAGGAGTCCTGATCGACCTCCACGTCGTTGATCGAGAACACCCGACCCGACGCGACCGGGGTCTCGGTATCGCGGTGCATGACCACCATCCGCGTTCCGGTGGCGATCTTGGCGACCTGCGGGTCACGGGCCAGCAGCTTGAACGCGATGTTGCCGGGGGCGTTCTTCTCTCGGAGGAACGTGACATCGAACGGAGCCAGCAGCTCCTCGTTGAGCACCTCGTCAGGCTCGATGTCGTCGATGTAGACCGCGAGGTCGCGACGATCGCTCATGCGGGGACCCCACCCAGGACGGTGAAGTCGAGGGTGCACAACGCTCCAACCGTGGGGTTCGACCACTGGTCGAGCCCGCGTCCCATCTGGCCGAGCACGAAGTTCGTCACCTGGCAGCGCCCGGTGTGAACCACCCCAGAGGGCCTGGTCCAGGTGAAGTCACGGCCGGAGTCTGGCGTGGAGACCAAGTCGGGCGGCGTCACAAAGGTGTCGATCACCCAGTCGAGGTTGGTCTCGAAGCCAAGCTCTGGATCGGAGAACGGCGACCCGTCGTAACACCACACGTCGCCGACCAGGACACACTCCAGCGTGTGGGTAGCCTGGTTCACGCTGATGGTCATCCCACTCCTCCCCGGGATGCCGGGGATCAGTACGTTCTCGGGGACGTTGAGCTGGGGGACAGCGATGACGTTGAGGTCGCTGATGACACAGAACCCGGTGCGGTGCAGGGACTGGCCACCGATGGCCAACTCGCCCCCACAGGTCACCACTTCGATCGCCACTACCAGGTCCCCTTCCCGCTGCGGTACCGCGCCCCCTTGCGGGTGCGGATGATGGTTTCCGCCGTCTCGACAGGCCGCTGGGCGGCCTGCACGATGATGTTGCCTTCATTGACGACCGTCGACCGAGAGTGATCGAAAGTCGTCGAGGAGGCACGGTAGCCGTTGGAAGTGAACATGGCGCCGTTGGCGAACCGAGGGACCGGGGTGCCGAACCGCGCCCCCAGAAGGCGGGCCATCTCGGTCATGGGGAACAGCGACGACGCCATCGCCCTCCCGAGCAACTGGGCCGCCCGAGCGGGCTTAGACAGCGGAAGGATGATCTCTGGTCCCGCCTCGCCGAACACGCCCAAGGTTGGTCGGTTGACGATGTCGCCGTGGGCGAAGGTCTCGGGGAACCGCCCACCATGAGCCCACATCAGCTTCTTGAACCGCTCCCACGCCTCACCGTCCCCGCGCGTCACCTGCGTCCACAAGGCCAACGTCCCAGGCTTGTCATCGCCCGGCTTCCAACCCACGACCTTCAGCGCACCGGCATACGCCTTGACCTCGCGGTAGATGCGCTCGGCCATGTTGGAGAGGCCGGTCGTTCTGGCTCCGGTCGGGGTGTCACGCCCGACGTTCGGTGCGGTGCTGCGGGTCGCGGGGACCACAGACCCCCCTTTCGGCGGGGTTCTCCCCCCACCCTGATACGGGTCGACGTTCAGGAAGCTCCAGATGGTGTTCGGGACAGTCGAGAGAGTGAGGTCGTAACCAAGCGCCTTGGCGATATCGCGCAGCTTCTGCATGTCGGCCTCGTCGATCCCGACGGGCACCAGAAGCTTCACACCCTGTGAATCCCAGATCGTCTTGACTCTTCCAGCGAGGTCCTCCCCAACCGTCTCCTTGAGCATCTCGTCGGTGGCGGTCTGAAGGCGAGTCTGGATGTCGGCGTACTCAGGGATCTTCAGATCCTTCAGCAACTGCATCTGATCTGCCGACGACAGCCCGCGCTTGCGCGCCGACTCCATGATCTGGTTGAGCATGGACTCGAGGAACTGCTTGCCCCGAGTATCCCAGTTCTTCTGGAGTTCCGGGTTGGCCGCTGCACCAGCCAGGATCTCCGACCAAGCGTCGTTCAGGCTGTTCTTGGCGTCGAGGACGCGATCGCGCTGGTCCTCGGAGAGGTCCCCGGCCATGGAGAGAACCTTGCCGTCAACCGTCAGGGCATCGACCAGTTCTTTGGCTGCATCACGGCTCTGGCGAGTGATGGCGAGCACGTTCTCCGACATCACCGAGACATTGTCGGAAATGTCCAGCTTGATGTCCGGCTTCTCACTCTCGCCGCGTGCCGCCCGCCACGCCTTCTTGAACGACTCGCGCAGCTTGTCGAGCACCCCTGTCTGGGCATCAAGAGCCAGGCTCTGGTCCTTGATCGAACCATTGATGTCCTTGTTGATGTCGAGGCGCTCCTCCTCCTTCCTCCTCGCAGCGTCCAGGTCCTCCACGACCTTCGCCGTCTGCGTCTTAGTCCCACCGTACCCTTCAGTGATTTCGACTACCTTGCCGAGGACTGCACTGAGGTCGTCCTGCTGCTGCTTGTTGAGACCAGAGAGCTGCTCCTGAACGACCCTGAAGCCGTCATCCGTTGGCTGCACCAGGAACCGATCAAGGGCGCGGAATCCTTCGACCGACCCGTCCTTGACCCCACGCTCAAGCGCCACCTGGTAGGCGCGAGCGATCTTCTCAGCAGACTCCCTGTTCTTGGTGACGATCTCCTGGTTGTTCTTGACGACGCTGAGGAGATTCTGACGCTTCAGCTCCGCCTGGACGTTCTTGTCCTTGGCGAGGTTCCCCATGCCAACAGGGCCGAGGGCTCCGAGAACAGGGTCCTGCCTGTACGCATCACCCGACTCTGTTCCAACACCCTTGCGTATGGTGGCAAACAGCTTCTCGATACTGTCGGTCGACCCGGAGGCAGCGCCGATGATCGCATCAGCAACAGCCGCCTGGACGCCGGGGGCCTCCTTGCCGAGACGCTCAAGAACATCGACGTTGTTCTTGAGGAACTCCTCCGCCGAACGAGACGCCCACATCGTGTCGCCAGCGAGCTTGGCGTCGATCATGGCGGCCGTTGTTCCGCGGATGCTGTCGGTCCAGGCGCGCTGCTTCTCGTCTGCCTTTCCAAGGGCAGAAGTGACGAGTCCGACGATCCCGGAGAGACCAGCCAGCCCTGCACCGATCGGTCCACCGACAGCAAACCCGGCAGCAATGGAGCCAGCAAGTCCGACAATGCCGGTGAGCTTCGATGCCAGACCCTCGTTGGAAATCTGCTGACCAGAGAAGAACGCCCCGACGGCTGCACCTGCGGTCTGGACCGCATTCTGGACGCCCTCGCGGCCGGAGCCAAACACCTTCTGGAAGGTCCCGCCGACCCGTTCTATGCGCTGCCCGATCTGGTTGCCAACCTCATCGAAAACCGGCACCAGTTTGCGCACGCCGAACGCCTGTTGGACGATGCCCCCGATTCGGCCGAGCTGACCTTCCAACTTCGTTCCAAAGACCTTCTGGAACGCCCCATCGACCCGACCCAGGTAGCCCGGGAAGTTCGTGCCAAACACCTTCTGGAACACGCCGTCGGCGCGGACCGCCTGCCCACTCACATCCTTGAGCCGCCCGAACAGGCGCTCACCAAGTGAGCGAGTAAGCGGCTCGACCCCGGCCAACCTGCGGCCGAAGTCGCCGACCGAAGCAGACAGGTTGGTGAAGGCGGGTGCCCCGCCCGTGACGTGCGAGATGAACGCCTCGGCTTTGAGGGACGCCGTGACCAAGGCCCCAGAGACCCGCGCGACAGCCGACTGCCCCGACCCACCCAGACGGGCCAGTTCCTCGTTGGCCTTCCCCAGCCCCATCTTGGCGAAAGTGGTCCTCCCCCCCACCAAGGGGGCATCACCACCGGCCGCCAAGGCTGAAGCCTTGCGGGTCTCCCAGTAGGCCCGCTTGGCTCCCGCCGCCATCTCGTCGTAAGCCCCGACCACCCGTCGTGCCGCCGCCGTGAACCGCTGCTGGGACCGCGACTGCTCGACGGCCAAGGCGCCGTTGAGCTTGGCCAGCTCGAAGATGCGCTTGTCGACCCCCTTGGCCGGAGACGCCGCCAGGTCGCTCTCCAACTCAAACTTGCGCCGCTCTGTCATCGCGCGCCCGAAGGCCCGCTTGATCTGGGTGACCGGAGCGATGTTGTCGGCCAGCTTCTGGGCCTTGGCTCGCTGGGCCGGGTCGTTGATCGTCGACCACATGCCTTTGGCCGAGCCCGCCACCTCGACGAAGTTCTGGCGCAGGTTGACCAGCCGCCCCCCCACCGCACCGTAGGTGCGCAGGTTGGCGGCCTGCTCGCGCGTCGATGCACGCTCCGACGCCACCCGAGCCGCCTCCACCTTTCGGAAGCTCTCGTAGCGGGCGATGGCAGCGGCCTTCTCGTTGCCGACCTGCTGCTGGAGCCTGCGTTGCGCCAATGCTTCGGCGCGCTCGTCGAGCACAGCCTTCGGCGCCATGCTCTGTCGGGGGCCTCCCTGCTGGCGTGCGGCGTCGATGCGTCTGCGCTCAGCATCACGCACGTCAGAAGCGGCTCGGGTGCGCAGGTCCTGGAGAGTCTGCACGTCGGCCGGGTTCACCTGGAGCATCGCCATCCGGGCGCCGCGGAAGGTGTTGGCGACTCCGTCCTTGAGCGTGGCCAGCGGACCCTTGAGCTTGGAGAAAGCGAAGCCAGCGATCAGTGCCGCGGTGATGGTCGAGGACAGCGACTCACCGAAGCCCGCCAGCCCCGACAGCAGCCCCCCAATGATGGGGATCTCCTTGAAGATCGACTGAAGCCGGTCGGCCAGCTTGTCGAGCACGCCGGAGAGGAAGCCCTGTACGGCCTTGAGTGCGACGATCGCAGCGGCACCCAGGAGGGCACCGAGGGCCGCGAGGACCTTGGGGTCGGTGAGGATGGCGGTCAGGGTGCGGCCGAGACGCTTCGCCCCGTCCTCGATAAAGTTGAGGATGCCGCCCAGTACGCCGCGGTTCTGCTCTGTGCCGAAGCTGTCCTGCCACAGCTTGCGGAATGAGGTGATGAACCGCTCGACGGGGCCGAGCAGGTTCTTGTCCGCCCACGGAACGTTCTCACCGATCCAGTCCCGCAGGCTGAGCCAACCGTCCTGGATGCCCTTGCGGACCCGGGGCCACACCTTGGTCTGGAGGTCGCTGAAGGCATCGGAGACAGCGTTGCCGATGGCGCCGACGGCGCCGGTGACGAGCCCCAACGCGGCGCCAGCGAGGGCCTGGATCTTGCCGCCGATGGAATCAGAGCCCGACACGATCTCGCGGATGCGGCCGAAGAACCTGCCCGCCGCCTCGCTGGCCGTGGTGAAGGCCGCCCCCAGGGCGGAGGCGATGACGAAGATGCGGCCGAACTGGACGTTGACCTTGTCACCGGACAGCCCGCCCATGAACGACGCCCGGACCTGAGAGAACAGGGTCTTGGCTCGGTCGGAGAAGCGCGAGAGAGCGGGTCCGATCTTCTGCGTGAGCCCCCCCACCACCTTGGCCACGGCGACCACGACGCTCTCGATGCCGGTGCGTATCAGGTCGAAGGGTCCCTTGGCCAGCCTCTTGATTGAGTCCCCGAGACCCTTGAGCGCCGCCACCGCCCCTGGCGACTTGGAGATCAGGAAGCCGATCGCACCGCCGACAGTGGTGAGCACCACAGCCAGCAGCCCGAAGGGACTGCTCATGAGCCCACCGGCAGCCACCTTGAGGAGCTTGAACACCTCGACAGCTCCCTTGGCCGCCACGATGGCTCCAAGACCGGCAGCAGCTCCGTAGAGGCCGGTGCGCAACGCCTTCCAGATGCCGTCGCCCTCAGCAAGGTTGGTCAGCAGCCCCGAGAACTTCTCCAACGCCTTCCCTGCCAGATCCCCGAGCGGGGCAAGCATGAGAGAGATGGTCTCGAGGGTGGACATCAAGGCGTCCAGACCGCGCTTGTACCCCTGGTTCTGTGCCGAGGCCAGCTTGGCAGCAGCACCCGACTCGCCCATCTTCTCGACGAGCGTGGGCAGAGCCTGGTCATTGAGTGCAGCCAACACTTCAGCGGCGCGAGAGGCGTCGGTGCCGAACACCTTGGTGATGACTTCACCGCGGGCGGCATCGGTGGGCAGCTTGTTGAGGCCATCACGGAGAATGCGCAATACGTCGGCAAACGATCGAGTGCTGCCGGTGGCGTCGTAGAGCACCGTTCCGGTCTCGCCGACCGAAGCGGCGAGTTCGGTGAGCATCGTCTTAGCGTCATCAGACTTGCCCCCCAAGAACTGAAGCATCGTCTTGAGAGAGGTCCCGGCGTCCGACCCGCGCAGGCCGTTCTTGGCGAAGATGGCCAGCACGGCGTTCATCTGCTGGAAGCTCTTGACTGGCCCGTCGACCTCCTTGAACTTCGTGGCGAAGCTCAGCCCCGTCTGCTTGATGGCGTCGTTCAGCTCGAACATGGTGGCGCCGGACTGGGTCAGCGCCACCGACAGCCCATCAGCCACCTTGGAGGTGTCCTTGGCTGAGAGGCCGAACACATTGATGCCAGCGGACACCGCCTTGGCTGCGTCACCAGCTTCGATCTTGGCGGCTCGCGAGAGCTGAAGGACCGATTCGGCGGCGCCGTTGAGCGAGGTCTCGAGGTCGATGCCGGAGGTGGCCAGGATGCGGAATGCGTCCGCCGCATCGGCCGCCGACAGGCCCGGCAGGCGCACGTCGTTGCCGAACTTCTTGGACGCTTCGCGAACCCGGTTGATCTGTTCCTCGGTGGCTCCAGACGCGACTCGCAGCACCTCCATTGATGCAGCGAAGTCCGAGCTGACGTTGAACGCCTTGACCAACCCGGCAGCCAGACCAGCGCCAGCGGCGGCCCCGCCGAGGGAGCCGACCGTCGTCGCTCCCACAGTGGAACCGAGGACTCCAGTGTTCAGCCTGTCGTTGACCGCTTGCGTGGCCACGGAACGCTGAATCGACTGCTCCTTGGCGATCGACTGCTCCAGCTTCGCCCGGCGCTGGTCGAAGTAGCGGCCCATGACGTTGAGGCGCGAACGGTTCCCCGCCTCCTCGATGTTGGTGATGCTCTGGTTGCCGCGACGCCACAGCCCCTCGCGCTTGGAGAACTCGTCGGACTCCCTGCGGAAGATGTTGGCGAGGCCCTGCCCTGCGTTGCGACCGATCGTGGCGGCGAACTGCTGCCCGAACTGTCCGATCGTGCGGTAGAAGGTCTGCCAACGAGCAAGACGTTTCTGCTGATTTGCCTGCTCAGCGATGCGCTCCAGGGAGTCGGCCTGCTTGAGGTTCTCGACCTGCTTGCGCTGCTCGAACCGCATCGAGGCGGTCACCCGCTTCTCCGCCTCGATCTGAGCCTCGGTTTCGCGACGGAACCGCTGGAGGTTCTTCTGCTCCAGCACGTTGGCTCGTGCCGTGGACGCCTTCTGCTCGATGGCTCGCG